CATATGTTCTAGCACCACCATTTACAAATGATACAGGTATTCTTGTCATAGTTTTTGTATCTTATGTTTTACTATTGCTTCTTCTTGTGCTTTTAGCTGAGGATTAGCAGGACACATAGCACAGATATCATGCGGCTTTTGAATGTTGTTGATAAAATTGTCTAAATCTTGTTCTTCAAAGTCTGTCCCTAATCCTTTATATTCTAAATAAGGTGCCCAGTCTGGATCATCTAATTGTAAACTTTTTGTTAAGTGTGTTTCTAACATACTAATAGGCGGGCATTTATATAATCTGTTTTTATAAATTATTGGATAAACATTAGCCATACATTTAGAATAACTACTTTCAGGATCGTTATCTGTCCACGGCTTTAAAACACCTTGTAAGTTTTGTCTATAATCATACCAACCGCCTTGTGTAGGATCAGTTGTTTCAAAGATTATATCTTTGTATTGCCAAGTATTAGGAGTTGTTTGATAAAAGCCATAATGTTTAAAAATATATTTTTTAATATTTCTGTCAATTATAGCTCTTACTTCAGGATTTTGATTATGATACGTTAAACTAATTTTAGCGTTGCCTAATTCGAGCAACAGATCAATTAGTTTAGGTCTTTTTGGAAATAATAACCCATTAGTGTATACTTCAATAGTAGCATGATCAAAATATTTACGTGTGCTACGAATAATATCGTAAATGTAAGGGTGCAATAATGGCTCGCCGCCAATTAATGTTAAGTTATCTGGGTCTAAATGCTTAGACCAAAAGGACATATTTTTATCAATATCTTCGTAACTTTCAGTCCAGTTATGATTATAATCAATAAAACGATCACAACCAGGGCAAGCCAGGTCGCAACTGGTTGTGATCATCCATTCTAAAAATGGTAGCCAATGTCCTCTATTGCCATCACGCAAAATAATCTTCCCTAGAACCTTTGCGTTTTGTATCAAGTGTTACACAATGGAAGCCACCACTTAGTGTACGTGCTTGACGCATTGGCAAACCAATAGATTCAATACCGTGTTGATCTAATACTTTACGTAATTCGTGTTGATTTTCATCACAAATAACAAGTTCTTCATTTACACTCATAAAGTTTAAGCCAATATACTTACTACAAGGTGAAACACCATTAGGCAAGTTAGTACCAATGTCATGTACTTTATCGCCTGGGAAGAAAATCTTATCCCATGATTCAAAAATTGGTGGATACCAATCAGGTGTAATTCTATCACCGTTAAACAATACTAGTCCAGGACGTAGTGGAATAACAGTTGAATCAAAATGTGAGTAACTATAAAACTTTTCTGCTAGATGGATACGATAACCTAGTGGTTCAAGAATAGTTTTAAGCCACTGTCCACCTAACAATGTGCCTGAGTTTGAAACTTGATACAACAAGTCATTACCTAAACGCACTACGTTAGGTGCATCAAATACAATCTCTTTGTTTACAAGGGTTGGAATACTTAAATCTTCTAATTGATAACTTTCGTCTAGCAGTTTAGGACGCGGAGCACTAATCCATTGTGAACCGCCTTCCATTGCTTCGTATAGAAATTCTCTATATGCTGTTGTTTCATATTGTCTTGCTCGCATAGCACCAGGACAATCAATAATTAAATTGTCTAACGGCAACAACAAATCACGTGGACAATATGTATACCAACCTGTAGTTTTCCAATCAGGAGAACTAAACTCTTTTGAGTGATCAATTGACTCTGGACGTCTTACTTTAACACCTAATCCTTTTAGTACATTAGCAAAGTTATCTAAGTCTTCATTTGCTTCGTCAATAACCCACTGCGGTGATGGACCTTCAAGATCCTTAATATGATCCCATTCGCAATCTGCAAAACCAAACGAGTGTGTTGATTTATCTACTGTAGGAATACGTGCATGGTCTGCAATGCCTACAAACACTTCCTCTAATGGATCCCAGTCGTTGTGACTACTTACTACTGTCATTCAATCTTTCTCCTATTAATTCTGAAACACAAACTCGATTAACATCTGTGCCTCTATTGTATTCTGCATACTCTTCACCGCCTAAGCCAAACATAATACAATCTGTTTCTTTTAAATAATTTTGTTCGCATACACTTTTATACAATGTTTCGAACAACATCCAGTTGTGATCTACACTATAGTTATTGATAAGTTCTAGTGCAATCTTTAAACTTGGACGATTTAACATTTCAACATCATTAATAACATCTAGTCCGTCATCACGATGTTCACGTTCTAAACGCATACCTACACGTAAAAATTCAGCACCGTAAAATGCTTTTGAAATTGAAAATGTAACTGTGTCTACACACTTAAATTTGTCTAAATCTAAGTTAATATTTTTTGTGCAGGGATAATATGCAAAATCTAATAGCACAGGAATATCCATAGCACAGCAATTATACAAATAGTATTCTAAATCTTCACGCTGTTTGCCCCAGTCTGAAAAAGGAACACTAATTACTACAGCATCGTTAGGCTGTAGTTTTCTATCTTCAATATAAGCATATGTACCACCATGCTTTAATACCGCACTATGATACATAAATTCGCCTTTAAAGAATCTAATAGTTCTATTTTTATGACGCCAATACCAATGATCAAATGCTTGAGCAGTTCCAGCACAAAGTTGTCTATTAGAAAAAGATTCTAATCCGTCTAGTGTGTTTAATTTACTGCTGTTAATCCAATTAAAAAACTTTTCTTTAAATGTGTTAGGCAAGTCTTCATCGTATAGTGCATCAGTTAAATCAATTTTGTTGATAAAGTTTTTAATACTCGTATCAACTAAAGGTTTAGCACCTCGTAAATTCATTTCTTACTCCAGTTACTTGCATAGTGTATTTGTTTGTTAATCCCATATTACCACTTAAATGAGGTTCATCTCTTGCTATTATTATAGCATCACCTCGCTTCCAATGCAAGACCGAATTTTCATTTATTTCAAAATAATGTCCACTTTGCCAATCTTCAAGAAATATGTTTACTCTAATACATTCATAAGGATCTACATCGTGTTCTTTAGCAAACTTAAAAAAAGTATCTTCATGGCTAGGTAGTGTTTGTCCAGGCGGTTGTTTCATAATGCCCACACTATAACGAGGAAATAAAGTTTTACAAAAGTCATGAATGTCATTAGTTACAGCAAATGCACGAAAGTATGTGGTATTTTCTGAAGTATATCCTACACGTCTGTATAACGCATTTTGTTCTTCAAACTCTTTTGCTCTGCCGTGTGAACTAACGTTATCTTCTTCTTGCCAAGGTAACTGTTTATAATTAAATTCTGGAAGTGTTATTTTAACCATGGTTTATCGTACGGTGCCTTTTCTTTTTCATCAAACCAATACAAACTACGATGCGGAGGAAACTTGTCATCGTGCTGTGCATTACTTACATAATAAAAAAGCCTAAGATTCTTACGACAAGTACCTTCAGGGTTTGTCATTGGTTCTGGGTAACCATGAAATGCTAAATTGTCATAACTCCAAACTACTAAATTACCTGCACCAGGAATTACCCTACTTAAAATATTTTTTCTTTCTGTATCATAAAAGTCTAAGTTGCCTCCCCATTTTTCATCCCAGTCTTCGTTAAGATAGACAATAACACTTAAACGTCTATGTAATCTCAATTGCTCATTCCAGTTAAAATCTGTGTGTACTTTTAAACTGTCTCCGGCATAAGATTTCGCATAACCTGCACCAACTAAATGAGGATCTGGAATTAAGTCTACAGTATCAGTTACTTCTTGTAACCATTTAATAAATGTACTACTATGAAACGCACTAATTACTTCGTCTTGAACAGGAGTAATATCTACATTGTTGTATTCGTACATACAACTACCTGCACGAGTAAATTTTTTGCCTTGTTCTAAAGGTAAATCATCTAGTTCTTTTGCCATTTCTTGTACAATATCAAGAGGCAAAAAGTTTGGAATTTCTAATTTACTGTATCCAGGATGGCTTCTATATTGTCTTTGCAATTCAAATGTGTCAGAAAAATCATCCTTGATTTTGTCTAAGATTTGTTTTTTAAGTTGCATCAATTTTTCACCGTTATTAACTTTCCATATTCTGCTAGATATAGGTATTCAATATCACTTTCGTATAGTGTCCTTACTGCATCATCAAGCGTTTCTACTAGAGGTTCGCCACCTAAATTGAATGAAGTATTAAAGATAATTGGAACTTCTGTTTGTTCGTAAAACTCTTTAATAACTGCATAGTAGTGAGGATTATGTTCTTCTTTAACTGTTTGAATACGGCATGTTCCATCAACATGAATAATGCTTGGAATTTTTTCTTCAACGCCAGGTTGACAATCCATTGCATACATCATATGTGGTGTTTCTTCTTTACCACGCATATCAAACCAATCATTAGCATATTCTGCCATAATACTTCCAGCAAACGGACGGAAGTACTCGCGGCGTTTGATACGGTTGACCCAATCTTTACCATCTTCAAATGTTGGATCAAACATTAAACTTCTATTACCTAATGCACGAGGACCGCTTTCAGAACGTCCTTGAAACATAGCAACAATGTTTTTATCACGCATCAATTTAACAACATCTTTAACTGTTGTATCTTGAATATGTGCGTCATATTTTTCAACAGTGTCGTTAATTTGTTCATCACTGTAACAATATGCAGGACCTAAATATAAACTATCTGCATAAGGGCGTACTGTTGTGTCTTGCATAGTATGATGATAATGTAACATTGCGGCTCCAATACAAGTACCTGCGTCAGAACTAATTGGTTCTACATATAAATTAATTCCGTGCTTATTTAATTCTTCTAAGTAAAAATAGTTAGCAACACAGTTTAATCCGTAGCCGCCGCTTAGTACAACATTTTTATTACCTGTAATTTCTACAGCTCTTAGAATAAGTTCTAATACACGCTGTTGACTTTCTGTTTGTACTGCATACGCCATATCTCTGCGACTTTGCAATTTAGTTAAATCTTCATTATTCTCATAAACTTCGTTTGGAGTTTTTAACGCTTCGTATCTGTTTTCGTTTACTACTGCACCGTTTGGATATGTAGGAATAATTAAATTTCTATTAGCAGTTACCCATTCGTTGCCGCCATCATCTGTGTATACAGGCGGAATGCCGTCATTAGGTGCACCATATGGACTTAGTCCCATAGTCTTTCCTGCTTCGATAGGCTGCCAACCGCAGTACTGTGTTACTGCTTCGTATGCTTTAGTAATGCCTGCTGTATCATCAATTACTAATTCATGTGTTCCGGACTCGCCTTCTCTTTCTGAACTAACTTGCATTTTAGCACCCATATATGGCCCGCGGCCGCCTTGATGCTTTACTAGAGTTTTAAAGTTTGCAGGATACTCACAATTAAAAATAGTCTCTAATTCCCAAGTCATTTCTTGAGCTTCACCAAACATCATTGGAATAAACGTGCCAGCACCGTCAACAATAACTGCTGTTGCACTTTCGAATCCTGAACGATAAAATGCACAAGCGGCATGTAGTTTGTGATGTACAAATGCGTAGTCAATAACTTGTGGATGTTCTCTGCCTTCGTACTTTCTGTCAATTAATCCTAGTTTTCTAGCAAGTCCTGTGTATACATCGTCGCCACTAAAATCAATTTTTCCTGCTGTTTCGTTTAAAGGCTGTGTATGTGCAATAACAAGGTAATCAATTTTATCAGTGTATTCTAAAATTTTAACCATGCCGGCTAAAGGACCGCCATCATACTTTTGTCTTGATAGCCTTTCTTCTTCTAAATGAAAAACTAGTTCTCCATCTTTCAACAGGCATACTGCACCGTTGTGTCCTCGTGTAATACCTGCTATCCACTGTGCCATTAAAATTCTCCTATATCGTATTCAAAATCAGTTACGAACACTTTTCGTTGTTGTCTAGTAGGATATGTGCCGTGCCACACTCTACCATCTAATATTATCAATTTACCTGCTTCAGGCTTCCATTCTTCATATGTTATTTTATTACCATTGTTTAGTACTGCATAAAGATAACCTGCATGTGGATGTTCTTCATCATCTACATAGTCATCTAAAAACAATACACATGTAAACTGTCTGCCTGGTTGATGTGAATGTAATCCTGCATAACTATGCTTAGGATAATCTACCCACCAACTTTTTTTATGTTTTACATTTTTGTAAGGCAAATGTTTTACACATGTTTTAATAAAATTTTTATATTCTCCACTGTCTATTATAGCAGGATATTCAAAATTTTGCAAGTAAAAAACAAGAGAATCTCCACTATCTCTATGATTTTCTGCTTCTAACTCAAACAACTTTTTAAACTTTTCATAATTATTATATTTTGTTTCTATGTAGTACATAGGCAACAATGTATGTGCATAATCATCAAAGTCCATTACTGTCCTGTTCTGTTTAAAATCTGTGCTGGTTGTGCTTGAGGTTCATGACTGCATGTTTGTTGTGGTACTTCTACAGGAGTATATGTTCCTGTAAATTTTGTACTTTTGCCTAAACGCTTCTTAAGAGTATTAATAAGATCTTTCTTTTGCTCGTCAGTCATTTCCATAACTTCATCATTTAATCTATCTTGCCAATCTTCCATAGTAGTACGAATAGGACTATAAGTTCTCTTGCCGTCACCCAAGTCAATAATATCAAAATCAGGATCTCCTGGGTAACTAATGTTTATTGGAAATGTGCTACCAGTAACAACTGTTGCTGTTTTTGTTAATGCTTTTGCTAAGTGCTGTCCTAAACTGTCGCATCCTAAGAAATGATCTGCAATTTCAATAATTCCTGCCCAAATACGTGCATCTGGAATTTGTGGCATTGCTACTGGATATTTGGAATTTTCAGAATCATCTAGTGTAATTGGAAACTCACTCATTAGAATTACAGCATATTCTTTTTTAATATTATTACAAATTTCAACAACATCATTTAAATGAAAACTGCGACTTGTTGGGTCAATAATAAATTCGCCCATATTTTGAACACTGCGTCCAAATGGCTGAAAAACTAGAACTTTATCAAAGCCTGTTTTTGCTTTAACTTCTTGGACTACATTGTATGCTTGTACAATTTCTTGTTTGTTTAGATATACCTTTCCATAAGATAAATCACGTAGTCCTTTGTTATTAATAGCAATATCAAATGCTTGTGCAAGACTTGCTTTTTGATTATAATATTCCCAAACACGATAAGGTTCAGGACTTACACAATTTCTGTCTTTGATATAATCTTCGAAAAGATTTTTATGCCAAACGTCATATGCTCGCTTGTGTAGTGTAGGATGTCCTTTATAAAAATCCATTCCACCTTCACAAACAATAATAAAGTTATCGTCTGGGTTTTCTTTTTCGTAGAGTTCAAATGCAGGAATAGATTGAATTACACGGCCTGCTCCGCCGTTGATAAAAAATGCTGTTGATCTAGACAAAAAAACATCCTCCATAATAGTATAAAATTACTTATATGAAGGATGTTAAGTTTTGAGCAAAAACGGTTGTAGTATTATACTACTTCAGCATCGTCTACCATATCGTTACCTTTAACGTCTTTACCTGCTGGCGAACCTGGTAACATTTGTACTGCTACACCTGCTGGAAATTCTGCTAGTGCAGTGGTTGAGTCACGTAACAATTGACGATATGTAAGCCATTTTTCACGCATTGATTCTGGCATGTCATCATCAATAACACCGTCAGCATCTGCTAAAAGTCTATTACGGATCGTTCTAAAGTCATCCCAAGTAAAATCATCTCTAACACCGTGTGTATCGTGATTTTTTACTGGAATATGAAATTCTTCTGTATCAAAATCATATGTAATGTTAAACTCGTCATAAACATCACGTGGCTCAAAATCATCATCGCGTAATGTTTCACAATTTTCGTAACCTTCTGGACTTTCAAAAGCTGTTTGCCATTCTCTATTTGCACGTAAAGATAGTGCAACTTCACTGCCGCAATCGTTTGCAATTTCACACAATAAAGGTTGTTCATTACAATCAACTGTAACACGAGTACAATCAACCGGGCAAGGACGCTCTAAATCTTCGTCTGTCCATAAGCACCAACCTGATTCTTTACCGCTTACATTGTCAATTTCAAATGTTAAAAATTCTGGACCTTCGTAAGTCCAAGTTCCTGTTTTACCCTGAGTAAACTTATCATCACACCATTCATCTGGTAATGGATAAGTAAATTCTTTTGTAATATATGTTGCCATTGTTTTTGCTCTCCTATCGCATATTTATTACATAAATGTAATTCTAACTACACCACTTCCGCCTTGTCCCCCTGCGGCACAACACTTGTGATAATAATCATAATAACTATTTTCGCCTGATTGTCCGCCACCTGCTGGCCAGTTGACATAACAACCACACACGCACCATACTTCTGATGCTGAGTTCATTGAACGTTTACCAATAATAGGTGCTGAACCAGTCCAGTTACCTCTACGTCTACAATGATGATAACCATTACCATAACGCATACCTGTATCGCCCATCATACCCATGTCTGCACCAAAAATACCACAAATATTACAGTTAGCACAGCCCCATGAACGATCATATACTCCCCAAGCATCTGCGTTACACATCCAGCCGCCACAGCCACCTGTTACACAGAAGTTTGATAAGTTATGTCCATTTACATATGAACGACATCCCATACCTGCCGAACAAGTGTGTGATTTTTCACAACGCCACGTTCCGCCGGCACATACAGTATACTGGCAGCCAGGGCAAGTTTCAATTGTTTTAATTGCGTAGTTACCACCTTGTCCTGAAATTGTGTACATACAACAGTTATAACAAGTGCCGCCAGCACCGCCACCGCCGCCTGACCAAATTTCAAATGTAACTGTACTTACGCCTGATGGCACTGTCCACAAGCAACAACGTCCATTTGCTTGTTCACAACAGTCTCCGTTGTTAGCACATTGATGACAATTCATACCTCTATTGTTAAAGATCCATTGCACACCAAGATTATGTCCTGCACCTGCCGCTAAGTTTGAGGCAGTTAACGAACCGTCTTCAATACTATCTACTTTAACCTTTTTATAACTTGCATAACTTGCCATAATTTATCCTTTTCTTACGCAAACGTAATTTTTACGATTCCCGATCCGCCTTGTCCTTGTCCGCCACCACAGCATTTTTCTGCGTTATCACAATAAGAACTCATACCACCTAACGATCCGCCAGCTGGCCAGTTAACATGATAACCGCAACCACACCATGATTCTGTTAAACTCATCTGATGGACTAATCCACCTAACATAGGTGCACCACCTGTATGTTGTTGGTCAGCACCTTGACAGTGACAACCAGCATGTCCTAAACGTCCGCCAACAAATCCCATAATACCAAAGTCTGCACCAAAAATACCACAAATATTACAGTTAGCACAACCAAATGATCTATCGTATGTACCCCAAGCATCACCATTACACATCCAACCTGAACATCCGCCAGTTACACAGAAGTTTGATAAGTTATGTCCATTTACATATGAACGGCATCCCATACCGGCTGAACAAGTGTGCGACTTGTTACAAGGCCAAGATCCTCCAGCACAAATAGTATATTGACACCCCGGTGATGTACTAATACTTTTTACTGCATAGTTTCCGCCGGCACCACCAGCATTAAATGAACAACAGTTACAACAGGTTTGTCCTGCACCACCGCCACCACCTGACCAAATTTCAAAAATTACTTTTGATACATTTGCAGGAACAGTCCATAAACAGCATCTACCGTTTGCTTGAGCACAACAACTTCCTGCCGCGGCACAAGCGTGGCACTGTAGTCCACGTTCGTTATAAATCCATTTTACACAAGCCTGGTTACCTGCTCCTGGTTGAATTTTTGCACTAGTGATACTATTATCATCGAAGTTGTCTGTTCTTAATTTTTTATAACTTGCGTAGCTTGCCATTTTATTTCCTATACAAATGTAATTTTTACAATTCCTGAGCCGCCCATGCCCATGCCACCGCCACAGCATTTTTCAGCAGTTTCACAGTATGGAGATACACCTGATGCACCGCCCCCTGCTGGCCAGTTGACATAACAACCACAAGCACACCATGCTTCAGAAGTTTGTACGGCATGCATATTACCAATTAATGGTGCCTGTCCTGTAAATGAAGTTTGACCGTGACATCTACATGCAGAGCCACCTGTACGGAAACCAGTAGTTCCCATAAATACCATATCAGCATTAAATCCACCGCAAATATTACAGTTTGCACAAGTACCATGAACTCTTGGTCCCCAAGCGTCACCATTACACATCCAGCCGCCACAGCCACCTGTTACACAGAAGTTTGATAAGTTATGTCCATTTACATATGAACGACATCCCATTCCTCCGCCACATGTGTGTGACTTTTCACAGGGCCACGATCCGCCTGCACAAATAGTGTATTGACATCCTGGAACAGTAGTAATAGTTTTAGTAGCGTAGTTTCCTCCTGCACCGCCTGCAGAGAATGAACAACAGTTACAACAAGTTTGGCCAGCACCGCCACCTCCGCCGGACCAAATTTCAAAAATTACTTTTGAAACATTTGCTGGTACTGTCCATAAACAACATTTTCCGTTTGCTTGTTCACAACAGTCTCCGTTGTTAGCACAGTTAAAGCAACGTAATCCACGCTCATTGTAAATCCATTTTACGCCATAAGCATTACCTGCACCGTGTTGCAATTTACCGCTTGTAACTGCTCCGGCTGCAATTGAGTCTGCTTTAACTTTTTTATAACTTGCATAACTTGCCATAGTTGAGTTGTTCCTTTATACTGACAACAGTCTCCAACCTTGGGCTGAACCTGAGTAAATTAAATCAAACGAAGCACCTTCTGAATCAACAGTCATATCTGCTGTGTCTCCCATAATGCGTTCTCCGTTACGTGCAATAGTACAAGCATTTGAGTCAAAAGTTTTATTTGCATCAAATACTCTTACAGTGTCGCCTACTGACGGAGAACTTGGTAGTGTGATAGTTCTACCACCACTGCTTGTATCCATAAAAATTTGCTGTCCTGGAGATGCTGTAACGTTTGAAGCAGTGCTTATAGTTTCAAATGAACCAACTGGTAGCCATGCTGTTCCGTTGTAAAGCTCTAAAAAATTACGATCTGTATTAAAACGTAATGATCCTGCACCAGCACCATCTGGACGTTCTGCTTCAGGTCCATATGGTAATGTAGGACCTCCGGGTGCTGTTCCTAGTGATATTCTTCTTCCCATATTACACCTTCCTTATACTGGTAACGCTGTTTCAATACCATATGTCATTGCTGTAACACTAGCCTGGCTAGATCTTACAACAATAATTTGGTCTTCGCCTACAACGACACCTGTTCTTTCTAAAACACCCTTAGGTGCAAGTGCTACATCATACTCAATGTATTCTGAGTTTGCAGGTGTTCCAGCCGCCGCAACAGCAATTCTAATATTTGCTGTGCTAGTTCCTCTATTACAAATATTTACAGTTGCAATAGTATAACTACCTGTCGGCACTGTGTACAGAGAGGTGTTAGTATTTGCACTTAAATCTGATTTTCCTAATACGCCATTAGCCATTTTTTTCTATCTCCATTGTATTTATCAGTTACTTTAAGAAGTATTGTAATGCTACCGGATCTCCCGATATTCCTCCTGTAAAGTTGAGCTGAGCATTCACGTTAATGTTGCTATCATCAGTTGTAGTAATTGTATTACCGCTAATATTTACCACACCTGCTGTGATGGCGTTAACATTTAGTGTACTCGAACCACCACCAATCTGTGAGTTGATGTATGCAATAATTGCTCTTTGTGTTGGAACAACATTATCTGAATCAGCACTAAATGTACCATCTGTACTAAATTCATTAATAACTGCTCCGCCTTGTCCTAGGCCCACAGCACCTAGTGAAAGTTCTTGTAGTCCTGCTAGTGAGAACGCATCAACATTCAAACTTGCTTGACCTGTTGCCTGTTCAACGTTAAACAAACGTCCAACTCGGAAGTTACCATCTTGGTCAGTTGATGTGTAGAATACTCTACCGCCACCGCCTTCAACAACTTCGTCATTTGCATCTGGATCAATTAACGGTTCTCCAGGATAGTTAGTATCTGCAAAGCCACCAGTACCAATATCTAGGAAGTCATGTCCTGTCAAACGCACTTGTGAATAACGGATTCTGTGTTCTACTCCAGTGTCGTGTGCTGGTGCAGTTTCAACTCCTAGATCTGGTGAAACTTGTAAGTTAGCAGTGTATGGACCGCTACCTAACAATTCTCTTACAGCAACAATCTTAAATACTCTGTTATCACCAGCAAGTGTTAAGTTAGCACCTGCTAGTGGAGTATCAGTAAGATCCTTAACATTTAGGTACTTACCTGATTGATAAATGTCAGCATAACCTGCACCACTTACTGTAGCACCGGCTGTTTCAAAATCTGTACCTCTATTAGAGAATGTAGGTTGACCTAATACACCGTCGCCGATTCTAACATCAAACACTACATCAACTGTAACGCTTGGGTCAGTAATTGTAACTGTAGGAGCACTAGTGTAACCACTACCTGGATTTACGATTCTAAATTCAGTAATTCTACTATCAGCAACTTTAGCACGGATGATAGCACCTGAGCCGCCGCCGCCTGTTACTGTAACCCTTGGTTCAATGATATAAGTTGTTGTTGCACTTAATGATGCTTCAATTGCATTGCTGTGATGGAATGTATCCCAACCTGCTGTGCCGTCGCTTTCTTTAGCAACATTAGCAACTTTAGTGTTAGGATTGTATGAAGTAATTCTACCGTATTGTCCGACACCTGTACCACTAATAATTATAACACGCATTCCTACATAGTCGCCGGCCGCTGCCGTTTCAGTGTTTGAAAGTGTAATACTTGTAGTGTCACCTGACTGTGCAGTGTTAGTGCTTGTATTATATCCTCTACCACCAAATGTATCAACATCTCCGTCTTCATCTACTGTTGATCCATCATCTGGATTTCTAATACGTAGTTCAAAAATTGCATCGTTGGTTACGTTACCTGAGCTTGCTGCCGCTCCAAAACCATTACCAGTAAATGTGTAAACATCTGTAGCATCGCCTGTATAACCTTGACCTGCATTTAAATATTCTACATGAATAATTTCATCGCCGTCTGTTAATACATTTGTAATTTGTGCTTCTAGTTTTTGGTTGTCTACTTTACCTGTAATTGGAATTTCAGTATCGTCAACACCTTCTGCAACTGCACCAAAATCACCATATGAGCAGTTACCGTTAGTACCACGAATCTTACCACCGTTTTCTGCTAGATAACCAATATGTCCGTAGTATGCGAACACTGAAACAAGTTCTGCTCTACCTAAGTTAGTTACCCAAGCACCAATACCGTCACTTAGTACTTGTGTAAAGTCGTTAGCAACAATTGAGTCGTTACCGCCATCGTGCAATGAACCGTCAACTTTAATACCTACACAAGAAGTACCAAAGTTTGTTACACCTTGTACATATGGAGATCTGTTTGAAATCCAAACTTCTGTATCGTCTGGTCCCCAACCTGGATCAAGGCTTGCATAAGCACCTGCACTTGGACGTTTTGTGCCATAACTGTTTGCACTACCAAGTGTACCTGTTAGATCACGCAATGTCATATTACGTAAACCTGTAGCATCGCGTAGTAAGAACATATTTTCTGTTGCACTACCTTCTACAGCATTAGTATAATATTGACCTGCCATTAATGTTTTATAGTTACCTGTGTATTGTAAATCGTATACAAATGCATCAATGTATTCTTTTACATCTCTTTCACAGGCGTCAACATCAAATGAGTATGCAGGATAGTTAACTGCAATATATTTTGTTACATCACGTGCAATAAAATCTTTGTTAAGAATTAACTTTCTAACGGCTGCCATCATATCTTCGTCGTCGATTCTTTCATTGCTTCCGCCAAATACAGGAACAGTAGAATCTCCCGAAGCACCATTAATTTCATAGTTAATCTTGTCATACAATTGATCACATAAGTTTTCTGCAACAGCTGATTCAGTTGCTGTACCATGTGGTAAACTTGTATTCTGTGTTAATGTGTTACCTGTTTGTGCAGTAATTGCAGTACCTTCAATGATATCATCAATGATTGACTTCATGTGCAAAATACCTGCAAGCGAGTAAGTAACATCACCCGAATCAACTAGCGACCCTGCTGGTTTAATTTTAGTTGAACGAAGTTCGTCACCTTGAATTACTGTATTAGCAGGAACTCTAATTGGAAGTACTTCTTTAAATTCTCCAGTTTTAACATTGATAGTTTTATGAACAACTTCTAATGCAGGAACAGTTAATCCACCGCCTAATTCTACAGCATCACTCATTACTTCGTGTAAGTTACCAATTCTAGTATACACGCCAGTTTCAGGAGTTAGTGTTGCATCTTTAACTTGTAAAATTGGATTAGCAACAGAACGTTCGTTTTGATAATTAACAGCTGGATCGGTTGAATTAATAATATCTTCTAACAATGTTAGCATGTAACCTAGTGCCGCAACGTTTTGAGATTCGCCGCCAACGTTAAAGTAATCACCATCTGCTTGATCAATAAACGCATTTGCAACTCTTCTAGTGTTAGTGTTACCGCCATGTCTAATATCTAGTACAATAGCATCTAAAACAATACCAACTATTCTTTCAAATGCATCGCCGTCAAAGTTAAAACCAATAAAGAACGGTGCATTTTCATTAACAATTTGTTCTGTACACCAGTTACGAATTTCTGCTTGTACAAACTGTCTGTTAACTTCTAGTAAGTATCTTGCGTTTGGATTTAAAGGTCCGTTAAGAACTTGTTCAGCCGCATAGCGTACTGTTTTAAATGGTCTATCTAGTGTTGTACCGTTTGTTGGAGCAGGTGTATCAGCTCCGTTGGTTGCAACATAGTAAATATGTTCTGTTGAGCCAAAATCTTTCCATTCCGGAATACCTGTGCTTGCTACACTAAGAACTTGTCCTTCACTACCAATTGGCAGTCTTGCTGGACCTGAACCACTTTGATAAAGAATATCACCTTCTGTCGTTAGTGAACTTTCTTCTGCACCAGATGCTAGGTTATTCCAATAATCGCCTAGCGAATCATTGTCTGGACGTTTTGGTGTATCTGATGTGTGTGCTTGAATACAAATATAACTGATTAAGCCATAACGCACTGCATCACCTGCATCATAAAATGTTGCAGTTGTCCACTCGTCTTTCCACTCAATACCTTGGTTTAGTCTTTCCCAATAAGTTGCATTTGGTGGGCGTTGTGCAGATCCTTCGTGGTTTGTAACACACAAATAAGTATAACCACCTAGTCTAACAACATCGCCTACTCTATACTCTTGAGTTGAAGAATCATCTCCCCAGTCGCCTCTTAAACGGAATCCACTGGTTAGTAGTTCCCAAATTGCAGTGTCAGTTCCTGGTTGAATGTTAAAGTTGTTTACTGCGGCTACATATGAATATCCGCCAAATGTTACAAAGTCACCAGGTTGATAGTTAGTATTGTAATCCCAACTATCTTCAAACTCTAGACCAGGTACAAATACTTCCCAGTTATCCTGATCTGCTTTAAGTGTTCCTGTTCCTGAATCATCTGCGGCAACTACTGATGTATGATAAGTTGTACAAATCCAAAGAGTTGCACCATACTTGACAATATCGTTAATTTTATATCTAGTATTATTTGTCCAAGCACCTTTATAATCAAAACCTTGGTTTAAATAATCCCATTTAGATTGGTCGTCTTCTAGTCCGTCGGCATTGTTAGCGGCAGATGTATGTCCTTGGTTACAAACATAAGTTGTACCACCATACTTAACAATGTCTTGTATTTTATATCTTGTGCTAGGTGCCCAGTTGCCCTTCCAATCAACACCTTCTGAAAATAAATCCCAGCTAAGTTGATTGGCTTCAAGACCTAGAGCATCAGTGGCCGCGGCAGTATGACCTGTGTTACAGAAGTAAATATTTCCTCCATATTTTACCAAGTCGTTTGCTTTGTACTGTTGCCCAGCTATCCAATTGCTTCTCCACTCAATAGACGTTGCGAACAGATCCCATTTTTCCTGGTCGTCTTCAAGAATAGTGTCTGCTGTATGACCTTCGTTACAGATGTACAAAATACCACCATATGCAACAATATCATTTTCTTTGTAGAAAGTACCAGTTACCCAATCGCCTTTCCACTCTTGACCATCACTAAACTTATTCCAGTTTGTTTCGTCTGTATAAAAATTTGAAGTACTTGTGTGACCGCTAATACATACATATGTTCGACCACCGTACTTAACAATGTCGTCTTTTAGATATTCGGTGGACGACGACCAAGTGCCCTTCCAAATAAATCTAATTCTACCTAACTTAAATTCTGCCATTTTTTGCTCCGTTCGCTAGCTTTATACTATTTATCTTAGTTCGAGTTGAACTCATCTCTATCTACATGTCCATGGTGGAATAGTGCTTGTGCCGCCAAGTCACCGCCCATTTGCCCGCTGTTCATGTTTACATGTTTATCTACATTCATAACACCTTCCGTTGTTGTTAATACATTGCTTGTAACTACAACAACACCTGCTGTTAAACTGTTTGTAAACACTGTTGCACCACCGCCTGTAATTCTATTTTCAATGTAGGCTTTAAGTGCTTTTTGTGTTGGAACAACATTATCTGAGTTTGCAGTAAATGTATTATCTGTACTGAATTCTCTAATAATAGCTTGTGTACCACCAACTTGAATTCCGCCTAAGCGTAATTCTTCTAGACCTTCTAAGTCAAAGAAATCTGCATTAAGTGTAACACCGCCTGTTGCTTGTGATACCTTAAACAATTCACCAACTCTAAAGTTACCGTCTTGGTCAGTTGAAGTATAAAATACTCGTCCGCCGTTTAATTCGTTAACTTCATTAGCCTGTCTAGTTTCGTTAACTGCTGTTTGTCCAAATTTATATAAATCTGGATAGTTTGTATCTTCAAAGTTTCCTGTACCAATATCTAAGAAGTCATGTCCTGTTAAACGAACTTGACTAAAGTTACGTCTAAATGTAATTGTTTCTTCGTGTACAGGAGAAGTACCAATATTCAATACTGGTGAAATTTGGAACTGTGTTCTCAAATTTGGTGCCGTTCCTGATTCTTCAAGTACTTTAACAACTTTGTAAAGTGTGTCGGGCTGACTTGCAAATCTAACGTTTGTACCTGCTGTAATTCTTGAAGGAAGACTTTTAATCCAAACCTTAGTGCCTGTTTGATATGCTTCTGCAAAACCATCACCTGTAAGTTTAGCAAGCACAGTTAAACATCCAGTACCTCTGTTAATATATTCAGGTTGTGCAAGAACATCATTATTAACATTTACTTCAATTTGAGGTTCAATATATTCTTCTGGATCTACCATTGTAATAGTAGGTGCTATTACGTAACCTGAACCTGGATCAAAAATTTCAAACTCGCTAAGATTGTTGTTTCTAATGTTAACACGCATAAGTGCTCGCTTGCCGCCTCTTAGTCTTACAATATCGTCACTTGATCCTTTACCTAGGAACGTTGCTTTCTGTGCGTAGTAAGATCCAGCAACACTAGTTACTAAAGGATTATCAGTATCAGAAACTGTCCAATGAACACCTTCATCTGAGTATGCTGTGCCTCCTAAATTACCTACTGCAACAAAAGTACCTGCTGAATATGCTACAGACCAATTTTCTCTAACACTGTCACCTTTAATGTCGCTGTCTAACCAATTAACTACATCTGCACTATAGAATAATCTATCTGCATTATTCATTGCAAGTATCCAGGTATTATTACCATATGCAATATCGCTATACTGTTCGCCAGCTGCCGGAGCCGGAAGTGTAACTTGTGTCCAACTAGCACCGTCGTTGATGCTATATTCTAAATAACCGTCAATACTTGCGACTACCCAAGTTCCTTGTCCGTATTCAATACCGACCCAGTCTCTTGCGGCATTTAGTGTAACCTGTGTCCAACTGCTAGGTGCAACAGAACTGTCTCCAACTGTAGTAATAGTTCCTTTATAAACAACATCATCATTTGATGTAACCATTACAATGTCATCATTTGTGCCGCCAATAGCAATACCTGACCATGCTTCTGCACTAGGTAGCGTTACACTATCCCAAATTGATCCATCATTACTAAAGTATAACTTATCGCTGTTGTTACCAATAAACATCATCATAGGACCATGTTTGGTTCTAGCCGCCCATGTTTGGCTAGAGTCCATGTTATACAATGTCCATGTATCTCCACCATCATCAGTAACATATACATCATTAGTACCATTTAATGGATAAAAGAATGAACCGTTATCGTGAGCACCCATTTTTCCCGATCCTGCTTGACCAGTTACATTATTCTGTACCCATGTTTGCTGTGGAACATTTACGCGAGGTTCAATTTCATAAAATGTAGTTTCATCAAGATCGAATTCAATACCTCTAGCAGAAATTAAATTGTCCCAACCTGCTGTTCCTGTACTGTAACGGTAAATGGTTGCTACTTTAGTTACTTCATCATAACTGTTAATATAGCCATACTGTCCAGCACCTGTACCTGCTACAACAAACACAGCCATTCCTAAAAGTTGGGCTTGTGTTCTAACTTCGGCTTGTGCTAGTTCTAGTGTAGTGTCACTTCCGCCTCTAGCATAACCAGTTATAAATTTGTAACCAGCTCCGCCTGCTGTTGTACTATCTTCTGGTTGAGGTAGTTGAACATCCGAAATAGCATCTTGTCTAAATTCTTTCCATTGAAGATTTATACCCGATCCCGGAGTAGTATATGTTGCAGATACGTTTGTATATTCTTGTCCTGCATTAGTGTATCCAAACGCTACAATTTCATCACCGTCTGTAATAATGTTTGCGGCAGCCTGTTCTGCACGGTTATCAACAAGTGCTTGGATTGGGATTTCAGTTAAATCGTATCCTTCAGCAACACTACCAAACTTACCATAAGAGTTGTTACCGTTTGTTGCACGTAGTATTCCGCCATTTTCTGCGAGATAGCCAATATGATTATAATATGTAAACACTGATACAAGTTCAGAGCGTCCTAAGTTGGCAGCCCAGTAACCAATACCATCACTTAACACTTGTGTAAAGTCGTTTGCAACACAAGACTTGTTGCCACCATCATGTAGTGCACCGTCAATTTTCATACCAACACACGCAGTACCTAAGGTAGTTACACCTTGTACATATGTTGATTTATTTCTAACCCAAACACTTTGATCTGTTGGGCCTTCACCTGGATCAAGCGAAACATATGCACCCGCTGTTGGACGTTGTGTTCCATAATTATTTGCTTCTCCTAATTCGCCTTCAAGTCCTTTAAGTGTTAAGTTTCTAATACCGCACCCATTACGCACATAAAACATATCTTTTGTTTTATTGTCAGTAGGAATAAGCAATTCTGTTTGTTCTTGTGGTACACCGTGTACATAAGTTTTTTCACTAAGCACAACATCTTTGTCTATTGAAGCAGGGCGAATTACCGTACTTCTCAATTCGTCACCTACAATAGCAACATCTTCTGGAATACTAATCGGAAGAATTTCTGCATATTCACCAGTTAGTACTCTAATTGTTGCACCACCACGTTGTGGAGGAGGAACAAGTGTAGGAAGACTTCCTAATCCGTTGCTAACAACACTAATTACATCGTCCCAAAGTGCAACAGCTCTAGTATCTGCTCCTGTTTCTGCATCGTATCCTGCAGGAATTACTTGCGATGATAAATCATTTATAGGATTTGAATAAGTTGTTTTTGGTAAAACATAATCTTCAATTAAAGTTTTTGCATGTTCAAGTGCGGCGGCTGTTTGACTTTCTTGGCCGTCAATTAAACTTACTGCACCATTATAGTAATATGAAGCATACTGTCTTGTAAACAAGTTACCTGTATACGTCATATCTTCAATTAGTCCACGTACTAAAATTTTTGTATCACGTCTACATTTTTCTCTATCATATGTAAACCCTGACCAAATACCTGTACCTGCATCAATTTGAGCATCAATCCATGCAACAGTTTCGTCGCCGATAAAGTCTTGGTTAATGTTTAACAAATGAGTTGCGTTTTCAAAATATCTAGTTCTTAAATTTGATCTATTTTCTTCGTCTCTCAAAATGTAGTTACACGCAAATCTAACAGTTCTAAAAGGTGCGTTTACACTTCCGCCTTGTGTTTCATCATCAATGCCATTAGTTCCAACATAGTAAACACGGTTGTGTTTATCAATAGAATCCCATGCTGGTAAGCCACTAGTTGATCTCAACACTTGTCCTGTAGTTCCAATTGCCAAACGTTGTGTGTCAACTGCTGTTGAATCTTGGTCATCCCAAGTTTTAAGATCACCAGTTCTTGCTAGTTTGTTTGTAAGTGTACCTTGAACTGCAACAACCCAATAGTTTTGATCTGGCTGTTCAATATCTAAATCTGGTCTTGAGTCAGATTCGATTGATCTATGATAATTGATACATCTGTATAATGTACCTTGCCATGTTACCATATCACCTTCAAAATATTCTACATTATCTTCCCAGAAATTACGGAACTGTCTGCCGTCAATAAGTTTTTCCCAAATATCGTCGTCTGTTCCTGGTTGAACATTTGTGTTATCTACAATAGCAATATACAAATTACCACTAAATCTTACAACATCTCCTGTTAAGTAATCTACAAAACTTGAGTCGCCGCCAAGTGCATTCCAGTCTTGCATAAATCTATAACCAGTAAAGTTAACGTCCCAATCATCTGTATTTGTGCTAGGAATAGTGTTTACGTTATAAGTTAATGACTTATATGTGTAGCCGCCGTATTGTACAATATCCCCTGGTTGATATCTTTCGGCTGCGTCCCATTGTCCTTCGTACTCTGATCCAGGAATGAAAACGTCCCAATTTGATTCGTCGTCTGAAAATGAACTTGACGAAGTATGTGCAGTGTTACATTTTAATTGGCTTCCGCCTCTTCGCACAATATCTGCAACTTTATAACGTTCGCCAACTAACCAGTTTCCTTTACGTTCTATACCGTCAACGAGCAATTCCCACTTTGACTGATCTTCTTCTAAACCAGCATCCTCGTTGTCTGCAGAAGTGTGTCCTTGGATACAACGATAAACAATACCGCCATATTTTACAATATCATGCTGTCTATATCTTGTACCAATTTCCCAAACACCCTTCCAGGCATCACTGTCTGCTAGAATGGCCCAATCGCTTTGATTACTTTCAAGTCCAGCGGCATTAGTTGTGGCAGAAATATGTTGATTTAATGCTTTGTAGACTATACCATTGTAACGCACAATGTCATTTCTTTTATAAAGTGTGTTTGTTGACCAAGTGTTTTTCCAATCCGAATCTGAAACAGCGACCAGTGTCCACTTATTAATGTCAGCAACTAGGCCATCTGTATCGTTAGTAAAGGTAGGACTTGATCTGTGGCCTTCTGTACATTTGTAAATAGCAGAACCATACTTAACAATGTTTCCTTCTTCGTACTGTGTGTTTACAGCCCAAGATCCTCTCCAAAGAGCACCATCTGACTGTAGCTCCCATTTTGGTTCTGGAGGACTAACATCAGTACCTGCTAAGTCGTTTGTAAATGTTGCAGACGTATGTACACGTTTTGCAACATAGGTTTTACCATTTTGCTCAATGATGTCGTCAATGTTATAGTCATAACCTGCAACCCACGGCCCTTTCCATGTAAACCTAATTCTATTTAATTTAAATTCTGCCATTTTTTTCTACCTTTAAGTTAAATTCCGCTAGGATATTCATAACCTTCATTAATACGAACTACAAGTTGTCCTTCATCGTCAACATAATAAAATATAGATCTATTGTCCCATCTATACTGCTCGTAATTTAAATTTTTGTAAACTTTTTCGTGTTTTACATCTCGTCCTTCAAAAAAGTCCTCGCCTTGTACAAAGTCTTCAAAATTATCTTCTTGAAGTCCATTTTTATTAATTGTAACAGAATCGCCTGCTTTAAGTTGATCTGTTTTTTCCATATACAATTCACCGTCGTCTGTTCTGCGAAGACCGTAAAAGTATCTTGCATCAGTTTGTGCAACTAACTCACTTACACTTTGTCCTAAAAAATTACTCATTATACAATCTCCACCATACTTAGAATAACGTCAACACTGTCGTTAAGATTAGACTCTACATACAGCACATCGTCTGCTCGCATAATCATTTTTTCGCCCTTACCAAAAGGCTTAAATGTACTGTTAGGCGGAATTGGCATATCTTTAACTAGATATGCAACTACACTTCCGTCTCCATCTCCTAGTAACACGCTTGCAGTAATAACACCATCTGTCGTATTTGCTAAACTAAGTCCTAATACTGTTGTGTTGTTAGCGGCAGGTGTTGTGTAGATAGGAGTTCTAACAGTGCCAATGTCTTTTGCGATTACATTTTTAAAATTTGTTGCCATCTTTCTTTCCTAAATTGTAATTGCTAGTTTAATAGCAATCTCCTCCGCATCATTATATGTAACCGCACCTGTTGCACCTGCAACAGAAACCCAGTTTTCAGCTACATCATAAATTTCTACTCTATCTTCAATGCTATTGTATCTCATCATTCCTACCTCTGGGCTAGGATGTCTGTTAGCATTTGTACCTACCGGAATAACAAATCCGCCAGTACCTTCGACTTTAAAGTAACCTGTACCTTGCTGTCTTAATATTGTTACTTCACCGTCAACTTCATTAGTAATTACACTTCCGTTGAAACTAAAGTTTTCAATTCGAACTTGACCTGTACCATTTGCTTGTAGTAAAAGGTCTTCATTAGTAGTTATCGTTTCTAGCACATTATCGTGAATTGCTATGTCGTCTACTTCTAGTCTAGCAACATTGAATCTTGCTTGGTTAACATCGGCTACAAGATCACCTCCTGCATAGAAACGCAATACGTTATCGTTTGCCCCTGGAGTTAGTTCTGGTGTAATGTAAGTGTCTCGGTCATCGTCATAAACACCACCTAGTGCTGACCATGTTCCGTCATATGCTTCAAAAGTACTAGTTTGACTGTTGTAACGAATCATGCCAGTTTCTGGAGTTACAGGTCTTTCTGCTG